AAATATGGCTGTCCACTATCTCCCAACTATCACCGACCGTGTCTGCTCCCAGTGCGGGGCTGTTTTTCAAACTCGGCGACGGTTACAGCATCTCTGCTCTCTCCGTTGTCGAACTCTTAAGCGCACCGGAACCCAATTAGGCGGAGTCGTTCTCCAGTGCTTGTCATGCGGAGCTGATTTCTATGTCCCAGCGCATCGGGCCAAATCTGGGAAGTTTTGTTCACGTTCATGCCTCGCCAAGATGCTGCTTAAGGGTAAAGGCGCCCAGTTCCCAAAGGGCGTTTCCGCGCGCCGCAAGACCCCATACCGTCAAGTTCAAATTGAGAAGCATCGAATCCGAGAACACCGAGTCGTTATGGCTCGACATCTAGGCCGCCCGCTGCTTCCTACTGAGCACGTTCATCACATCAACGGAGACGGTCATGACAATCGAATCGAGAACCTTGAGATTGTCGAACCGCGTAGTCACAACCGTCTCCACACACTAGCGCGATTACGTAAGGCTAAGTCCTTACGTATCAATAACTAAACGTGAAGCCTTGCCATCGCACCCGGATGATGAACTTCAACCGTGTACTCACCCACGACCAAGCCCTTCACGTTGTCACCCGTCCGTCCCATTTCGAGGTACTGGAACGAGCGATTGATGAGCGGCACGACCTTCACGCGCTCACGCGGCAAGAGGAGCAGTTCGCCCGCCGGCAGCGCACGCGACAGGAACACCGTGGCCAGACCGAATGGTCCCTGGTATTCCCGGATGACCCTCTTGAACTTTTCCTTGTCGTTGCTGTCCTGCACCTTCGTGTCGTTCATGTTCGAAATGTCGCGGAAGAATTGAGGTCCGGCGACAATCGCCCAGTTCTCCCGATCCGCCGACGCGCCAGCGGTGTAGACCTGCTGCCACACGTCGCCGATGTAGAGGTGCGGATTCGTGGTGAACGAGGATTGCACGATAGTCGAATTGATCGCCGTGAGCTGCGTGCGGATGCCCTTCATCGTGCGCGTGGCGGTCGTCGTGCCGAGCGAGTTGGTCGCATTCAGCACCCCGCGCAACACTTCCGACTCGAGCAAGCCAGGGATTTCTGCGAAGATCTTCGCCCGCGCGCTCTCATACGTGTCGTTGCCGAGCATCCGACCGGCCATCTGGGTGCCCGTCGCGGCAATCTCAATCGAGAAATACCCCACGGTGTTGGCCTTCCGGTTGCCCAGACGCGCCGTGTGGGCGCCTGAATGCTCGTGACCTTCCTCAGCCGCCGGCCACCGGACGAACAACTGCCCGCCTGCCGCGAGCGATCCGGTTGTGCCGCCGTCGTAGGCTCTGGTCACATTGATCGAGTTGGCGCCGATGATCGAGTTAATCTGCAACAGTTCCGGGGCGGCCGATTCATTCTCCAGAATCGTTCCGACCGTCAGCGACAGACCCAAGCCGTTGACCTGAAACGCCGTGGCCGCGGTGGCCGAGGCAATAGCGGTTGACGCGATGATGTAGCGTGGACGCAGGAAGTCTTCCACGAACTCATGCTTCGGACTGTAGGCGGCGAACTGGTCAGAGTCGCCCAGCCAGTCGAGAAACGGCGCCTCGTACGGCGTCAGCGTGCGAATGATCGGGGAGATGTCTTCTCCCACGAGATTCGCGGTGAATTCCTGGTTCGTTGAGAGTCCTGAAAACGCCATGACTTACGCTCCTCTCCGTGCGTCGTTATGACGCTTTCTGTTTCCGTGTCGCGTTGAAGATTGCGTTGATTGCGTCCGCCGACCGATCGCCGCTCTGATACCGTTCAATCGCGGCCTGTTCAGAGAGTTCCGTATTCCCGCCGCGCATGGTGTTCCCGCCACTGGCCCCGCCGCCCGTCCGTCCCGATGGCTTTTTGTGATGCGGATGGGTGTCTATGTAGTTCTTGACGAAGCTGTCCAGCGCAATCGGCTTGCCTGCCTGCGTCAGCGGCTTGCCGTCGTCACCCATGACGAGCTCGTTGAGGTCCTGGTCACGCTGAATCCGAGAGACAAGTAAGGATTCCAGCTCAGGCAACGACTCATCCCGTGCGCCAGCCTGCACCGCGGCCGCGCGAATCGTAGACTTGAGCGAGTCTCTGAGCTTGGCGTCCCGCTTCGAGATAGCTTCCGCTCGATCCGCCATTTCCTTGGCGTGCGTCTCTTCCCGCTGTCTAGCGGTATCGCCGTAGCGCTTCGCTAAGGTGGCTTCACTCTCGCGGAACTTCAGGTTCTCTTCTTCGAGTTCCTTGACGCGCTGGACGGGATTGTCTTTCTCCCACTTCGCCCGCTCGGCGGCGATTCGTTCCTCAGCAATCTTCTGCGCCTCGGTCAGTGCGTCCTCTCGGCCCTTCTTGAGACCAGTGCCGTAGGAATTCGTTTCGGTGCGCTTGAAGAGGGCGTCTAGTTCCGCCGGCGCCTTGCCAACGAGCTCACCCTTGTCATCCAGTTCCAATTCAATCTTGGGCATTTACGGTCTCCTGACACGCGCACCTACGAGCCGTTCTAAGCCGTCTCGCAAGGCCGACTGATCCGAGGTATTCAAATCAAAAAACTTGCGAATGACACCCTTGCGCCCCGCGCCGAGAATGTTGTGATACATCGCCTTCTGTTCAGAACTCACGCCACGGCTCTGGCTGATAAAGGTCCCGCGACTCACCGCGCGACGTCTGCCGCTACTGCGACGCTTCGGCTTCGCTGCCCCGAGAAACGGATTCCCGCGCGTCTTGGCCATCAGAGTTCCCGCTTTCCAAGCGTCACGAGTGACACGCCGAGAGCGTCCGCGATACGCTGCACCACATGGTTCTGCTCGTTCCCGCCTGACTCCAGGTTCACGATGATGTGGTCCGAGACGTTGGCTTTCTTCGCCAGCGACGGAATCGTGTGACCCGCCAGCATGCGCTGTGCTTGTAGGCTGTCCAGTTTGGACGTCCCTTTACTCACAGTTCCCGCGCCCCCAACGTCGCGAGCGAAATCCCGAGCGCGTCCGCAATGGCTTGCACCACAGCGTTCTCTTCATGGCCTCCGACTTCCAGCCGCTGGATCGTCCAATCAGACACCCCCGCCACTTTCGCGAGCGAGGTCACCGAATGCCCCGCTAACGCGCGCTGCTCCGCGAGGTTGTCTGCGGTTAGGCTCATGGCTACGCTAGGGTCAAAATTCCCGCGCTGTTCATCTGCAGCGTGAGCGTGTTGCCGCTCGACAGCGTGAACTGCGAACTCGTGAGCTGCGACCGGCAGAGGAGCTTGCCAGACGCGCCGCCGGAGGTATTGCTGATCACGGCGAACTTGATGTTCGCAATCGTCCCGCCCGTGCCCGTCCAGACGACGTCGTCCGCGTCAAACTTGTATTGACCGGCCGACGCGCCCACGGTCCACGCGATCGTGGCGAGCGCCTTGCCGCTCGAACTGTAACCGTTGCCGGACGTGACTTCGCTCGTCAGCTCCGAATAAATGCTCAGCGTCGCGGTGTTGGCATTGCTGGCACTGGTGTGGAGCGTGATGCGCTTGGCGGTGCTCAGATTGAGCGTGGCGTTCCCGATATACTTCTTGGCTTCGTTGTAGACAGCCCATGCGCCTGCGGCCATGTTACTGACTCCCTTCTGAGCGTCGGCTCATTGGCGACTTGCGCGTCGCTCTCAATCCGTCCAACACGTTTGTCATAACGTCGCTTGTCCCAATGAAGCCGCCGCCAGCCGCGCTGTCCCGCCGGTCCCGCCACCGGTGACGTTGAGTGGAACCGTAAATTCGGTCGTGCTTACCACTGTAGCCACGCGATCCCCATCCACCGCGGGCGTGCTGCCAACGTGTCCGGCAATCGTCACAGTGTCGTTCGTCACGAAGCTGTTCGCAGCCGTGACGATATGGGTCGGGTTCGCGATCGATGAGGACGTCACCGCGACCAGTGGCCCCAAGCTATCCATCAGCCTCTGGGTCACATGCGGCAGACAATTGCCGCCGCTTTCGAGTTGCACAATGTCACGGTCGGATACATTCGCCCGCTTGGCTAAATCCGAAATCGACAACCCCGCCGCAACCCATCGCGTCTTGAGTGAATCCAAGCGGTGTCCAGGCATCGTTATTGACTCCATCCCAACGTCACGGTGTTGTCGGTCACATCCACAATGCCCATCTGGTTCAGCATGTTGCCGGAGACCTGAAGGTTGACCTTATCGGTGCCAAGTGCCGCACGTTTCAACGTGGCGTACCCGTCGGAGTAAGGGGCGAAACCACCCCCGTCTGCGGATTCGCCACGAAGGGTCCGACGTACAATTCGCTCCCGCGCCACCAGCCCTAACTCGCGCATATCCGCCTTCGTGACCAACTTCAAATCGGTCAAGGGCTGAAAGTTGCGCGTGATGGAAATCTTGGCGCTCATGCGAATACCTGCGGTACAATTAGAGCCTCCGTGCTAAAATACTGAGCATGCCGCTGACTATAGCCACGGACATTACGAACCAACGGTTCGGTAAATTGATCGCCATCGGTCGGGACATGACCGTTCAAAGCCCACGGGCGCACTGGATTTGTCGCTGCGATTGCGGGCAGACCGTGACGAAAATGGCGAAGTATCTGCTGTGCGGAGACACACGCTCGTGCGGCTGTGCCCAGCGAGCCTATCGCGCAACCGGCAACATCAAACACGGCGGGGCGCATCATGGGCGCATGACGCGCGAATACCGCTCGTGGAGAGACGCCAAAGAACGATGCTTCAATAAATCCAAGCGAACGTATCGCCTGTATGGGGGCCGTGGTATTACGATGTGCCGTGAGTGGCGAACCGACTTCGCCGCATTTCTTCGACACGTTGGACCTTGTCCATCCGGTGGGACACTCGACCGTATTGACGTTAACGGCCACTACGAACCAGGAAACGTCAGATGGATAAGTCAGCAGCAACAATGCAACAATCAACGACGCAATATTCGCGTCATGTTTAATGGCTGCGAAACAACCTTGGCCGACTTGGCTAGAACTGTTGGCGTGCGCTATTTTTCGCTCTATAACAGAGTGTGCAAGATGGGCGATTCTGTCGATCATGCTGTAGCCCATTTACGCAGCCTTACTTCCACCAAGACCAGATAATTGCGCCTCAACTTCTGGTATGCGCTTGCCTGTACCAACCAAATCCCTTAGTTCACTGATCTTACTTACCGACTGGAAAACATGCCTGCAGTTGTACCCACCGCCAGTCAGGAACACGTTCGGGAGCTGGCCGTTATCCATCGCCTCAATCTCTGGCTTGGTATAGACCTTTCCCACGCGCGCATGGCAGAACGGCCGCGTCTTGATGTCCGCTGGACCCATGTAAGCGAAGACATCCTCGTCACTCGACTTCAGGGCTTCCACTTGGCGGGCAAAGATGTTCACTGTCGTGTCGTAGAACGTGCGCGCCTCGTGGAGTTCGATGTCCAAGGCATTCGAGAGATCATCCAACAAGTCTCTGAGCGGACGCTGCGAGAACAGGCCCCATGTAAACGTGCGCCAGACGGCATGGGCAATCGCTTCGCCCTGACCGACGAGATCCAGCCGCGCCAGTTCTTTCAACGCAAGGATCCGCGTCAGGTCTGACGTGGTGAACTGTGCCAGCTTCGCCGCGCCTCGGAGCGCTTCCATCTGCGCCACGAGCCGATCAAGGCCGACATGCGCGGCCGTCTCAGCCAGTTGTGGATAGCCCGCTTCATTGAGCGCCAGCCGGATCTGTCTGCGAAGCTTCGCCGCGCGCACAGCTCGAGACAGTGCCGTCGTGCTGCCGTGAATGGCGTCATTCGCCAAGACGCGAAGTTCGCGCTCCAGATCCCGAAGCACCCTAGCGAGTTCTGTGGCAAACGATGACGAGACGCTATCGGCCACACGCGCCAGTTTCTCGGCTTCGGTCATGAGATGGTCGGCGGTGTTCATACGCCCGTCCCGCCGCCGCCAGGCTGCATCGGCATGTTTGGCGGCTTCTGTCCTGGTTGCCCCCCAAACCGCAGCGCCATCTCTTCCAGCTTCTGCTGGGCCGGACTCTTCACCGGCGCGGCTTCTAGTTCCTTCTCAATCTCGCTCAGCGTCTCCGGCGGGAGATCCGGCAGGAACTTCGTCACCAGCCGCTTGCTCTGCTCAAAGGAGAACGTCTGGCTGCGACCGAGTTCCAGCGCCTGACCGGCTTGCGCCTGTTCGAGCAATTCCGCAAAGGGTGTCACGTCGAAGGTCTGCGGGTAATTGATCTGGACTTCCGCCTTGTCCCACTCCGCTTCCCACGACTCTCCGTATTGACCCCTGAACCAGAGCTTCGCAATCTGGTATTCGGCCTTCTCACACTCTGAGGCGTAGCCCGCAAGGATCTGGTTCATGTCCTCACGTTTGAGCTTCAGTGAGCCTTGCGCCTCGGCGTCCTTGCTGTCGGATTCCCACGGAATCGAGGCGAGTCGGTAGATGGTGCGGATGAGTTCTTTCCGCTCATCCTGGTAGACCGTGACGTTTCCGGTATCAGGTTGGATGTAGGCGGCAGGACCAGGCGTGAACAGGACGTTCTCCGAGCCCTTCTCGTCGCCCATCATCGTTTGCGCTTCCGTCACTGAGACGCGATCCGCCGTGGTCCCAAGCGGGACGTTCATCATCCCGAAGGTCTGGTTGCGGAGCAGTTCGCGGATCTCAGAGGTGAGGTTGTAGCAATCGATGTAAAGCTGCGGATCCCCAAGCACAGACTGACCGATCAGCGGCGTCAAGGCCCGCCGAGAGGCGTATTGGACGACAACCGGGAGCGTGCCAAAATCATGGGTGTCGCGCTGGATAATCGGCGTCCCTCCGCTGGCATTCGTCTTGAGTTCCCAGAACGTCTCCGTGACCACGCGCTCTCTCGGCCGGAGGTTGGACTGCTGCTTGTAGATGTCCGTTCGTGGTTGCGGCTCGAGTAATCGGACCGCGGTCAACTGCCCGCGGTCATCCAGCAACCAATCCGGCACATCCGCAGGCGCATAGAGCCGCAGGAAGACGGCCGGTTCATCCGCCGCGGTAGGAGCCGGTGTACCCGCGGGACGATCCATGTAGTGGAAGACATGCCCGAACAACCCAGCCGCGATGAAGGCTTCAGCCATCCACTGGTCAATCGAGCACTTCCCAGGCGAGCCGTCCACGTTCTGCCACCACGTCTCCAGCGGATGCTCAGATTTCTTTTCGCTGGTAGCCTGCCCACCAACCGTGCGGGTAATCGGCGAGCGAAAGAGAGCCGTGCGCTTCTGGTCCAAAATCGGAGCGGCGATGTTTTCGTACCTGGCCAGAGACCGCCGGGCTTTTAATTTATTCGTCGGGATTTGCGGATTGGCCGCGGTGTGGTCTTTCCACTCCCGAGGATGCGCCACCAGATAGGTGCCATCCATAAATCCGCCCGTGCCGTCGTAGACGTTCTTGAGTTTTTCCCAAACAGGCAACCACTTCAGATAGATAGGGTTAGAGACAGTGGTGGCTGGAGAAGCCGCCAGGGCGATGGTCGAGGTGAGTGCCACGAGTGCCACTAGTGTGTGGCTGGTCTCTATTTCGGACCATTTTTCCTTACGTTAATTCCGTATAATTCAGAACCATGTTTAACAGCCAAGCAGAAATGGACCGCAACGCCAAGCGATGGCTGGCCTTTTTACTGCCAGCGATTCTGGGACTGGGCGTGATTCTGGCTGGAATCATCGCGTGGGCCGTAGGTGTGGAAATACTTGACGCGCTGGTGCATGCCGCTGGGCGGTAGATGGCGAAGACGCTGCCGTTCAAGCCTAAGCCTGAACCACCAAAGCCGAGAATCACAGACGGGCTGACGATTATTGTGCGGACGCCTACGTCTGACGGCTCGTCACCGACTCCACCCGATAGGTCTGCAACACCGCCCGCCTGATCAGCTCAGAGATGGATTCGTCCCGGCGTCTGGACATGCGACAGAGCATGGCAAAGACGTCCGGCGGAAGCCGCGTCATTGCCTCCACGCTGGGCTGACCTTTCGGACGACCGGGACGACGGGGTTCAGTCATTTGCCCTTTGGCTTGTAGCCCTTTGGACGGCCCTTATTCGGCATCTTCGCCGTGCAAATCGCGTAGGCATTCCCCGTGCCTTTCGCCTTGACGTCACTGACACAGGCTTTCCATGATGGCGTGTGTTTCCCAGGCATCACATAATCCTTTCGATCCGTGCTCTCCCAACCGCTTGCTCAACGTGCTTCAC